CAAACGAAAAAGAGCGGTAGCTCAGGGTGTGGGCGGTAAGCCAACTAACGTTAAAACTTTTACAAGGAAGAAAAAAAGTATGGGTGGATCAGCAGGTGAAAATTCTATGGTCCGTCAAGCACAAAAAAATTATATTGGAAGTTATGTTTCTGGGGACTTAGGTGGGGTACAAGTATCAAATCCTTCTTCTAGAAAATATTATTCTAACCCTGGGTTTAAGATGCCAAAAATATCATGATAGTAGAGAGAGTAACAATGGCTAAAGGTGGGATGCCACCTAGAAATAAAAAAAATTTTAGAGCAACTAAAAAAGGTGCGGGGATGACTGAAGCTGGTGTTAAGGCTTACAGAAGAATGAACCCTGGTTCTAAATTAAAAACAGCGGTCACTGGCAAAGTCAAACCAGGATCTAAAGCTGCTAAGAGACGTAAATCTTTCTGTGCAAGAAGTGCAGGACAAATGAAGAAGTTTCCTAAAGCTGCGAAAGATCCTAATTCAAGATTAAGACAGGCTCGTAGAAGATGGAAATGTTAAAAAATTTATTTAAAAAAATATTAGGATTAGATAAAATAGATCTTAGAATTAGAAGATTGGAAAGAGCAAAATATTGGAAGGAGAAATATGAAAAAAGCAAAAATGAAAATTAAAAAAGTTATGAAGGCTTTAAAAAAAGCATCTAAAGCACACGCTGGTCAAGCAAAAACTTTGAAAGGAGTTCTAAGTGGCAGATCCAAAAAAGGGAACAGGTAAAAAACCAAAAGGTTCTGGAAGAAGATTATACACAGACGAAAATCCTAAGGACACTGTTGGTATAAAGTTTGCAACACCTGCCGATGCAAGAAAGACTGTTGCAAAAGTTAAAAAAGTATCTAAACCTTTTGCAAGAAAAATACAGATCCTTACTGTTGGAGAACAGCGTGCCAAAGTAATGGGTAAATCAAAAGTCGCTGCAATATTTAAAAAAGGTAAAGATGCAATCAGACGAACTCAGAATCGTAAGTAAAATTCAAAAAGTATTAAAAGATAAATATCACGGGATTGGCGAAAACATGATGGCAGGCGCTGTTGACAACATGGAAAAATATAAGTATATGTTGGGACAAGCACATACATGTGTTACGATTTTACAGGAAATCTCTAACCTGCTAAACGAAAAGGAGCAAAAAAATGAAAAAGGAACAGTCATCAAACTCGACACCCAAAATTAAATACGCCTTAGCTGAAAAATACAAAGAAGAATCAGAGAAAAAACGTCAAGAAGAAGTTGATGGCTATGAACGTTTAAAAACAAAAGAGTCTTCAAAATTACCCGCACCTACTGGGTGGAGGATGTTAATTCTGCCATTTAAGATGAATGAAAAAACTAAGGGTGGTTTATATCTTGGACAAGATACTTTAGAGAGACAACAAGTAGGTTCAACATGTGGTCTTATCTTAGCAATGGGTCCAGATTGTTATGCTGATAAAGAAAAATTTCCAGAAGGTCCTTGGTGCAAAAAAGGTGATTGGGTAATCTTTGCACGTTATGCAGGATCAAGAATTCAAATTGACGGGGGTGAAGTACGTTTGCTGAATGACGATGAAGTATTAGCTACTATAGATAACCCCGAAGATATACTTCATCAATACTAATCATAGATAGGAGAATACTATGCCAGACGAAGAAAAGAAAACAGTTGACCTTGATACCTCTGGTCCTGCAATGGATGTCGATCTTCCAGAAACAAAAGATCCCGCTGAAATTGTACAACCAGAAGTAAAAGAAGAATCAGCTGTAAGACCTGTTGTCGAAGAAGACAAAAGGACTTATGAAAAAGAGAAAGACCATGGGACAGACATGTCTTATGAGAATGAAAAAAGCGAGACAAAGAAAGACGATAAAGAATTAGAACAATACTCTGACTCAGTTCAGAAAAGAATATCTAAATTAACTAAAAAGTGGAGAGAAGCTGAACGTCAAAAAGATGAAGCGGTTTCTTATGCAGCTAGAGTTTTAAAAGATAAAAAATCTAGTGATGCAAAACTTTCTAAGTTACAACCAGACTATCTTTCCGTAACAGAGGACGGTATTAAAAATGGTATAGAAGCCGCTCAAGCTAAGTTAATGTCAGCAAGAGAAGCTAATGATGTAAAAGCAGAATCAGAAGCTTTGGCCCAAATATCAGAATTTGGATACAAAAAAGCTAAACTTGAAGAAGCAAAAACTGCACAAGAGGCTTTTGAAAAACAACAAAAGGAGAGAAAACCTTTAGAACCTGCAGCTCCAATGAGCCAAGCGCCTGTTAGACCAGATCCTAAAGCTGAGGCATGGAGTGAAAAAAACACATGGTTTGGTCAGGATAATGCTATGACTTATACAGCGTTTGATCTACATAAAAAGCTGACAGAACAAGAAGGTTACGATCCATCAAGTGATGAATATTATGCTGAAATAGATAAAAGAATAAGACTTGAATTTCCGCATAAATTTGCTAAAGATAGTGATACAGGAGAAAATACACGATCTGCTCCAGTACAAACAGTAGCTTCAGCGAAGCGAAGTACTAAAACTGGTCGCAAAACTGTGAGGCTCACACCATCACAGGTAGCAATCGCTAATAAATTAGGTGTGCCACTTGAAGAATATGCGAAACAATTAAATATCACGAAGGAGGTATAAGCATATGAGTACAGATAAAAAAACTTCCCGTGCGAGCCAGACTCGAGAAAAGGAAACTCGAAAAAAAGTTTGGACTCCACCATCAGCATTAGATGCACCCCCTGCGCCTACAGGTTTTAGGCACAGATGGATAAGAGCCGAGAGCATTGGTTTTCAGGATACGAAAAATATTTCTGGAAGAATAAGATCAGGATATGAATTAGTTAGATCTGACGAATATCCAGATTCAGATTATCCAATGGTAGAGGACGGCAAATACAAGGGAGTGATCGGTGTTGGCGGCCTAGTGCTCGCTAGGGTACCAGAAGAGATCGCGCAACAACGACAAGACTATTATGCTAATCAGCATAAAGAAAAAGTTGAAGCAATGGACAACGATCTTATGAAGGAAGAGCACCCAAGCATGCCTATCGATATCGACAGGCAATCGCGTGTTACTTTTGGTGGCTCAAAGAAATCCTAATCTAGGAATTCACAAACCATCGAAGAACAATTAACCCGATGCTTCGGCATCATAATAGGAGGACTCTATGGCTAGAGCAAATAAAGATAGTGCCTTTGGTCTAAGACCAATTGGTAAGATCGGACAGAATAGAGACAACCAGGGTTTAAGTGAGTATTCTATCACAGCAAATGATAGTACTACGATCTTCTTTCAAGACGCGGTTTCAGCAACAGCAGCAGGTACAATTCACCAAGCTGCAGCTTCTGAAGCTTTCTTGTTAGGTTCACTCAATGGTGTCTTTTATACTGACCCGACAACAAGTAAGCCTACGTTCGCAAATCATTACTCGCAAGTAAATGCGGCTGATATTTCGGCGTTCGTAGCAGATGATCCGTACGAAAGATTCGAGATCCAGTCTAACAAAACTACTGCACACACGCAGTCAGACATATTTCAAAACTGTAATATGGAAGTGACAGCTGGGGACTCTGCGAACTTTGTTTCAAAATCTGAAATAGATATCGCAGGTGGTACGACTACTGGTACGGCTCAACTAAAAATAACAGGTGTATCGAATGATATTGATAACAGCAACTTAACCCACGCAAGTGGTCACGTTAACTTTGTTGTTATGATCAACGAGCACTTATACAATGCTAAAAATAACGGCATATAATAGCAGAATAGGAGATTAAATTATGGCTATATCAAGAGGACAACTAGTTAAAGAACTAGAGCCAGGTTTGAACGCACTGTTCGGCTTGGAATATAAACGTTATGAGAATCAGCATGCTGAGATATATGTAACAGAAACTTCAGACAGAGCGTTCGAAGAAGAAGTTATGTTATCTGGTTTTGCAAATGCATCAGTTAAACCAGAAGGTTCTGGCGTAGTTTTTGACAATGCTCAAGAAACTTACACAGCTAGATACACTATGGAAACTGTTGCGCTAGCATTCGCGATCACTGAAGAAGCGATCGAGGATAACTTGTATGACAGACTTGCGTCTAGATATACAAAAGCATTAGCTAGATCCATGGCAAATACTAAACAAATAAAAGCAGTTGACCCATTATTAAATGGTTTACCTTCAGTGGGAACTTTCACATCTGGTGATGGTTCTTCATTGTTTGCAACAAACCACCCAACAATAGCGGGAACTGTTTCAAATACGTTGACTACACAGGCGGACCTTAATGAAACTTCATTAGAGCAATCTCTTATTGACATTGCTAAATTGACAGATGAAAGAGGTTTGAAAATTGCAGCAAGAGGAGTTAAAATGATTGTTCCTTCGGAAAATCAGTTTAACGCTGAGAGATTAATGAAATCTCAAGGTAGAACTTCAACAGCTGACAATGATATCAACGCGATCGTTTCTATGGGAATGGTTCCTCAAGGATACAGAGTGAACAATTTCTTAACTGATCCAGATGCGTTCTATATAATCACTGATGTACCAAACGGTATGAAGTATTTCGAGAGAACACCTATCAGAACAGCGATGGAAGGTGACTTCGATACTGGAAACGTAAGATACAAAGCTAGAGAGAGATACAGATTTGGTGTCTCTGACTACAGAGGTATCTTTGGCGTTGAAGGTGCGTAATACTTAAAAATTTAAGGCGGGACACAATCCCGCCTTATTTTAAGAATAGAAAGAAAAAATGCACCCTAAACAATTCAGAGTACAAATTTGTGCATATAAATATTATGCTGATTTTGTTATAACTTCTTTAGACGGCCCCTTGGATATCGAAAATGCCATAGTTGACAAACTAGGAAAAAAAGATATAAAATGGGAATATCTTGGAGAAATGATGAATCCCAAGGTAAATAGAATAACCTATGAGGAGGTTATAAATGGAGGAGATGATGCAACATCTACAGGACCTTTACAAGAAGAAAAGAGGTCTGGATCTTCAATGGGAGCAGGAACATCTCAAAGAGGGTAGATATACCCTTAATATGGTAAAGATCGATAGAGAAGTTAAGAACGTTCTTACCGATATTAAAATGGCAGAAGCTAAAAAAGAGCATCTGCAAAATAAAATTGAGGAAGTGGCTCCACAAGTTTCCGTAGCAACTTAAACAAAAAGCTACATCGTTGGAAAATTTTTATCCGCACTACAGGCTCTCTTGCACTCTATCTAAAACTAGTATATAAATTAATTACTATACAATTAATAATGATATATAGACGAGTATAGTCGACGGCCTAGAGACTATATATCTTAACTAGGAGGATACAATCATGGCAGGAACACACTTTAGAAATCCAATAATGTTTGCTGGATTAGCTAATAACACTAAATGGTTTAAGGATTTACCAGTAGATAATAATCCTAACTACATATGTTATAAAGACGATTTTATTTATAACACTTTACCTTCAGCAGAATGGTCAACATCTATTGCAGATGCTGGTGCATCAGCTGGTATATCTAATGAAGTAGGTGGAGCAGTAACTTTAACATCTGCTAACACTACAGATAACAACGGTCTGGCTTTAGTAAAAACTGCTAACACTTTTCAAGCTGTTGCAGAAACTAGAGATAGCTCTGGAGCAGTCACTAACCCAGGTACAATTATTTGGTACGAAGCGAGAATTCAAAACAATGACGCTAACGCTACTGACTATGGCACTGGATTAGTTGAAACTTTTACTGGAAGTTCTGGATGGAGATCTGCAAACAGAATCTCTATTGAGTCTAACAACGGTGAGCAGTTTTACAGATTTGTAACAAAAAATGCTTCTGGGACAAATCAAGTTCAATACACTGCATACACTATTACTGATAGTGCTTATGACACTGTAGGGTTTAGAGTAGACAAAGCTGGAAAAGTTGAATTTTTTGTTAACAGAGCTTTAGCAGCGACTGTTACATCAAATATTAATACTGATGATATGCAAATGTTTGCAGCTTCAGTATCAGCTTCTGCTTCTGGACAGAGAGTAACAAAATTAGATTACATTAGTGCAACTCAGAACAGAAATGCTTCTGAACTTATTGGTAATATCTAATAAATAATTAACGGGGACTCG